TATAGCCCCGTTGAGAGCGTCTGTGTAAGCCATTAGGCGCAGGCAGGCCTGTCGATGCCAAGCAACTGTTTAACGATCGGTGTGAGGCTCTGCTGAGGCGCTGTGCCCATTCCGTCAAAGGCAGCAAAAGTGCTCTCAAGCGAGCCACGGCTGCGCCAGAGGGCCGCGCAGTACATGAGTGTGCCCAAGGTCTGATCGCCACCCGGGCTAGTACTTAAACTGTCGATGTATCCAGCTTCTTGACGGCGACGATATGCGAAGTTATTGCCAGCAGATACAGCCTGAGTAATCAGCGTAAAATCGTCCGATGGGTCTGTGATCTGTACGCCAAGGTAGGTGACGAGCTGTGCGGCAGTGACCCAAGTGCAGGTCTGCGTGTAAGTGACTGTGCCAGTGGCGGCAACACGCTCAACATCGGCTGCAACTTTTGTGTACAGCACCTGATTAGCAATAGGCACATTTATGTCATAAAGCAGATCGCCCTCAGTGTCTATACCGATGTACAGATACTGGGGCAATGCGCGAACAGTGTATGTGCCGTTAAATGTTGCATCAACTGATGCGACTGTAATTGACTGGCCGACTGCAATTTCCGATGGGGTCAGTAATTGCAGTACGGCGTAGTTGTCAATTAGATACTTTTGTGTAACGCTGTAAACAGCCATGAGCGGATGCTCCGCTCTCGACTAGGCCTGTGTGATCTTGCGGATCATTCCAGAGATTGCAGCGAAAGTTGAGACATAGCCGTGGAAAGACATGTTGCGTCCCAACACTGATGGCTGCTCAACGCTCATGAGGCCACGGATGGACTCGTAGAACTCGTAAGCATCGCCTTGGCCTTGACCAACACGGGTGATGATCATGGTTTTTGCAGCGAAATTGCTGTCAACTACAAGCTGCAAGCCGAGTGGGTTGCCGTTCCATGATGTTGCGCTTTGCGATCCTGCGGCGTTGTATCCGCTGAGACCGTTTGCAATCAACGGGAAGATTTGACGGCCCGTTGTATCTGCAAGCTGGCCCAATTGCGCCCAGACATCGACGGACACGAACATGTGGGTTGGCAGCCAGTTGCGGTTGCTTGAGATGTCGCTTGCTGCGTCGTATACAGACTTGAGCAAGTCGGCAACTGTTCCATCCCAGACACCAGATGATGTTGCTGCGGTGAGCATGTTATCTGCTGCCAAGTTGTCAGAAGCGATCATGTACTCGCCCATCAAGTCATTCAAAATCAGCTGCATTGCGGCAGGCGAAGTGAAGTCGATGTCCTGTACGGAAAGGGTTACTTGTCCAGCAAGTGTGGTCTTGCTGATCGAGTTCGACGCAATGACCATGGTTGTTGCTGATGCTGCACCCAATTCTGATTGCGATGCAACGCTGGTGTGCGTGGTGATCGTTGGACGAATAAAGGTTTTTGATTGTCCACTGTCAGGGTAAGCGCGAGCGCCAACTGCCTCGACGACTGGACGCAAGAAGTTGAGGTCTTGTACCAGTGGCCCGAGGACTGGAACTGGCAAGAGACCCGGTGTATCGGTCGTAATGACATCGCCTGCAGCTGCCTCGAATACGGTGCGCTTTGATGCGGTGTATTCTGCGACTGCTTTGTTCATGTTGTGGAAAGTGTCGCCACCGATGTGGTATGCAGCCATAAACTCGCCTGCGTTTGGCAACTTAAACTCGCGCTTTGCTTGTGCTGGAATTGCAGCTGTTGGAATGGTTGCCTCGACTGCTGGGACTGTTACTTCTGACATGGGTTCTGTCTCCTCTGTGGGTTCTTGTATTTCATTATTGTCGGTCTCTATCGGATGGCAACCAGCCCGAACTGGCGGCAACTAGCCATGACTGGCCTCGACTGGAAACGACTGTCACGGATCATGCTGGATCGTTCGGGGCTGATGTGCAGGGATGGGCAGAACAGCATCTAGGGCTGACCCTTATGCCTTGGCAGGTGCGAGCGCTTGACGGTCAGCTGGCTTATGACGAGCATGGTGAGCTGCTGCATCGGACAAGCCTTGTTTCTACTGCCAGACAGAACGGAAAGACCGTTGCTCTAGGTAGTCTCGTCGGCTGGTGGCTCACAGAGATGCCCAAAATACGGGGCAAGAAACAGACCGTTCTCACGACCGCTAACAGGCTTGACTTGGCAATCACACTGTTCGATGAGATAGCCCCAGTGCTCGAGACGCGCTTCGGTGCATCCTGTGTCAAGGCTTACGGTCGGAACTCGGTCACGATGCCAGACGGCAGCAAGTGGACGGTACGCGCGGCAAAGCCATCGGTCGGTCACGGCACAAGCAACGATCTGATCGTGGCAGACGAAATCTGGGACATGTCGCAGCTCGCTATTGACGGCGGTCTGATCCCATCTATGCGCGCACGAAAATCACCGTTGCTCAGCTGCTGGTCAACGGCTGGCACTGAGGCATCGACCGCTTTCTTGCGTTGGCGTGAGCAAGGCTTGCGCGCCATAGATCGAGGAGAACGATCGTCGCTGTACTTCGCCGAATTTAGCCCACCGCCTCATCTAGACCCTATGAGTCCTACCGCTTGGAAATTTGGCAACCCAGCTTTGGGCCATACGCTGGAATTGTCAACGATTGAGGCCGAGTCTCAGAACCCTGACCGCGCCCAATTCTTACGGGCATCAGTAAATCTGTGGGTTGCTTCCGATCGTGGGTGGATACCGCCGGGTGTCTGGCCTGCACTTGAGCACGAAGGCGACATACCAAAAGGCGGCATTGTTGCCATTGAGACCAGCATGGACGACTCGCGCTACTTCGGCCTGCGCGCCGTGGCTTTACCTGACCGTCGCATTGTCGTGACCGTGGCCTTCGTCGTGGACAGTTTCGCAGCTCTGTTGCTCGAGGTTGATCGGCTGACCGCTGACGGCTGCAAGTTTGCTATCTCACCCAGCATTGACATCCAATGGCCTCGACACTTAGAGACCAAAAAGGTCATCGTCGGCTACGGCGAAATACTGAAATACACCCCCACAGTAAGAAACCTGATAGCAGAAAAAATGCTGCTACATGACGGCTCAACCCAATTAGCAGAGCATGTCCAGCGCGCGGTCGCGGTCAGAAGTCAGGGCTCAGTCGCAGTCAGTTCGCAAAGGAGTCCAGGGCCCATCGAGTTGTGTCGCTGCATGATCTGGGCGGCCGCACTTTGCTCGAGGCCATCTGTGTCGGGGAAGCCGATGCTGGTCACTGTTAATCAGTAACATACCCTCGGCACTCGGTCGAAGTACCTAGCCTTTCGTCGGGAACTGATTAGGCCGATCGAGTGCCACCATCACAGCGCTTCCATCTGTAATGTTGTGGCATGGGATTATTTGACCGCAAAGTAAGCAAGGCCGCCATCAGTCCAGCGCCTGCTAAAGCGGCAGCTGCTGGTGCAATGAGTCCCGGGTACAACAGCAGCAATGTCGGCAAGAACATGATCGGTCAGTACTACACCTACCAAGAAGGTCAACTACGCGCAGCAGCAATCTCAATCCCAGCGATCTCACGCGCACGCGATCTACTTGCATCAGTAATCGGCTGTATGCCATTGCAGATGTACAACGAAATGTGGAACGGCGAAGAAATGGAGCGCGTTTATATCGCCCCTAGAACTTGGTTACGCAGGCCAGACCCTACCGTCCCATATAACTTTCTTATGTCGTGGACTTTTGACGACTTGTATTTCTATGGGCGCGCGTTCTGGTACATCACTAGTCGCACCGCTGACGGTTTCCCAGCAACCTTTACTCGACTACCAGCAGGCTCAGTTACGACAACAGACATGGCTGGCCCTGTATGGTTTGCCCCGTCTAAGCAAGTTTATTTCCAAGGCGGCGAGATTGACCCAAATAATTTGGTGCAGTTCTTGTCGCCTACACAGGGCATGGTGTATTCATCTCAGGCCGCTATCGAGACCGCAATCAAAATCCAAGATGCTCGAGCGCGCAATGCTTCATCGTCGATTCCTGCTGGTGTGCTAAAGCAAACTGGTGGCGAACCACTGAGCGCACAAGAACTCGCCGATCTTGCAGCTGCATTTAACCAAGCGCGCGCAACTAATCAGACTGCTGCGCTTAACGAGTTTCTATCTTACGAACCGACAACAATGTCGCCAGACAAAATGCTGCTTATTGAGTCAGCAAACTACAGCGCATTAGAAACTGGTGGACGCATCGGCAATGTGCCGCCATATCTGATCGGCGTATCAACCGGGTCATACTCTTATCAGTCATCACAACAGGCGCGAATGGACTTGCTGTTCTTCGGTGTAAAACTTTACGCCGACGCAATAGCAGAAACATTGTCAATGAACAATGTGCTACCTAACGGCACATATGTTGCATTCGATTACGAGTCTTACCTAGAAGAGAACTATCTCGCAGACCAAATGGAAACACCAACATCAGAAAACACGCAAGAGGAGATCGCAAGCTAATGATCAGATTTACCGCACCATCCGTCAGCATCGACGCAGCAGCAGGCGACGGCACACCATCACGAACAATTACAGGCATCGCCGTGCCATACGGTGTGGCAGCAACTGTCTCGGACGGTACAGCCGTAACTTTTGAGCAAGGCAGCCTGCCAGTCGAGGGCAAAGCCCCACGGCTTTACATGAACCACGACAGCAATCAGGCCATCGGAATCGTTACCGAGCGCGTCGATACCGCTGAAGGCATGCTGTTTAGTGCCAAGATCAGCAAGACCGCGGCAGGCGACGAGGCCTTGCAGCTCGCCCTTGACGGCGTACTCGACTCAGTATCGGTCGGCGTAAACCCAACAAAAACCCGAGCAAACGAGGACGGCTCAATCACCGTCCTTGCTGCCGACTGGATCGAGTTGTCCATGGTGCCAGTCCCAGCCTTCGCTGGCGCGATCATTACAGATATTGCTGCCAGTATCCACCACGAACCCGAAGAGACCGACAATAATGAAATACAAGAACCCACAGAGGAGACAGAACCCATGTCAGAAGTAACAGTCCCAGCAGTCGAGGCAACCATTCCAACAGCTGCAATTCCAGCACAACCTAAGCGCGAGTTTAAGTTGCCAAACGCAGGCGAGTTCATGGCTGCCTACCACATTGGTGGCGACACTTTCCACAACATGAACAAAGCAGTAGCAGAGTACACCGCATCAAAGCGCACTGCACTTGAAGCAGCTGCAGGCGATGTACTTACCACCGATACACCGGGTCTGTTGCCAGTTCCAGTTCTTGGCCCATTGGTACAAGACCTCAACTTCTTGCGTCCAGTCGTCGAGGCAGTTGGCGCACGCGCTTATCCAGATGGCGGACGCTCAAAGACTTTTACTCGTCCAACGATCACCACGCACACCAGCGTCGCAACACAGTCCACTGAATTGTCGGCAGTTTCGGCAACCACAATGGTCATTGCCGCGAACTCGGTTACAAAAACTACGCTTGCTGGCCAAGTAAGTTTGAGTGCTCAAGATATTTCGTTCACGAACCCAGCAGCAATGCAGCTGATCTTAAATGACTTGATGGGCGAATACATGATCGCTTCTGACAACTTGGCAGCAGACAACATGCTTGCCGCAGCAACATCATCTGGTGTATGGGACGGTACTGTTGCCGACTTGCTCAAGTCTGTGTATGACTCGGCAAGCGACATTTCAAGCAACCGCAACTGGCTGCCAACCCACATGTTCGTGTCAGTCGATGTCTGGGCGCAACTTGGTCAGCTCGCAGACACAACGGGCCGTCAAATCTTCCCGTTGATTGCCAACGGTCTCAGCGGATACAACGCCGCAGGATCGCAAAGCGCAACATCATGGAACGGCAACCCACTCGGCTTGCAGCTTGTAGTTGACAGCAACTTTGCTGCCAAGACAATGATCATCACCCGAGTTGGTCAAGGCCAAGGCGATGCGTACGAGTTCTACGAGTCCATTCAAGGCCTGTTGAGCGTGGACACGCCATCTACTTTGGGCAAGACAATGAGCTTCCACGGCTATGTCTCAACCTTTGCTGCAATCTCTGGAATGATCCGCAAGATCACACAGGCCTAGTCGAGAGCGGAGCATCCGCTCATGGCTGTTTACAGCGTTACACAAAAGTATCTAATTGACAACTACGCCGTACTGCAACTTCTGACCCCATCGGAAATTGCAGTCGGCCAGTCAATTACAGTCGCATCAGTAGATGCAACATTTAATGGCACTTACACTGTTCGCGCATTGCCCCAGTATCTGTACATCGGTATAGACACTGAGGGCGATCTGCTTTATGACATTGACATACCAATTGCTAATCAGGTGCTTTTTGCTAAGACCGCTAGCGATGTCATTCGAGTAGCTGCCACTGGAACAGTCACCTACACGCAGACCTGCACTTGGGTCACTGCCGCGCAGCTTGTCACCTACCTTGGCGTACAAATCACTAACCCGTCGGACGATTACACGCTGATCACTCAGGCCGTATCTGCTGGCAACGATTTTGCATATCGTCGCCGTCAAGAGGCTGGCTACATTGACAGTCTCACAACTAGTCCGGGTGGGGATGCCACTCTCGGCACACTCATGTACTGCGCGGCCCTCTGGCGCAGCCGTGGCTCGCTTGAGAACACTTTTGCATCCTTTGACGGAATGGGCACAGCGCCTCAGCAGAGCCTCACACCGATCGTTAAACAGTTGCTGGGCATCGACAGGCCTGCCTGCGCCTAATGGCTTACACAGACGCTCTCAACGGGGCTATAGACGACCTCACCGCCAGCCTCACAGCGGTCACTGGCCTTCGAGTAGTAAACGACCCCACAAAACTTGTGCCCAACTGTGTCTACATCGACGCGCCATCCTTTACGACGATCGCTGGCAATGGCAACATCATCCGCATGGACTTCCCGATTAAGGTCATCGGCTCAGGCCCAGCAGGCCTACCAGTCTTACGCAGCATCCTTGACATCGTCAGCAAAGTCCTACTCAGTCCGATCATCGTCATGGCAGGCCGTCCCAGCAACCTAGAAATTGGTGGGCAGCTCTTTCCGTGTTACGACCTCGACTGTGGCATACAAGCACAAAGCGCATAAGGAGAAACCATGTACCAATACTTCATTATCAGCCCACGCCTCGGAACCCCGGGCGATCAGTTCATCCCAGAGGAAGGTGTCAACATTGACGCACTGCTTGACGGCGGCCTGATATCCACCGACAGCGTAAAGAAATCATCTAAAGTCAAATCAGAACCCAAGGAGCAATAGACATGGCTATCAGCAGCACTTACCTTTCTAACCCAAGCGTCACGATTAACTCGGTTGACTTGCCAGATCAGTGCACAAGCGCGGTCATCAACTATGTGTCGGAACAATTAGAAAACACGACATTTTCCAACACTTCGCGCAGCTTCACGGCAGGTCTGTTCAGCAACAGCGTGACCGTCACTCTTTATCAAAGCTATGCCGCAAGTGAGACCGAGGTCAGCGTTTACAGCCTTGTCGGCACGACCACAACGCTCGTGTTGAAGCCAGCATCTGGCGCAGCATCAGCAACTAACCCGTCGTACACTTTGACTGGCGCGTTTTTGTCGGCACATACACCGATCAACGCTTCGCTCGGCGAGTTGTCCACGATCGACCTGACATTTAGCGGCGGCGTTTTAACTAAAGCCGTCGCATGATCTCGCGGCATCAGCCGCTGAGAATTACAAGTAGCAAGACCGCACAAGCGGAGCCTTGCCCGACAAAGGAGAAACTATGAAAGTTAAACTATCTATTGACCTTGGCGACGGTAAGCCAGCGCGTGAGATGACCACCAACATGCTTGCCATTGTTGATTGGGAACGAACCGAGAACCGTCGATCAGCAGACGGCAAAGGCATCGGCTTTAGCGACATGTGCTGCTGGGCTTTTACTCTTTGCAAACTTGCTGGAGACAAAGTGCCAGCCAACTGGCGCGAATGGGTTGCCGAAAACCCTGACATGACCATCACACCTATCAACGAGATCGCAGACGAGACCCCTTTCATCGAGGGACTTGGCGGCGAAGCCTCTGCGAAGTCCTAGCGTTAACAGGCTTCTGGCCAAAGGAGATTGAGTTCACTATGCGAGACCTGAACACTGTCACCTATGTGCTTGAGCAGATGCACCGTAAGAAGTAACTATGCCTGTCTCTCACAGCGTCGAAGTGGTCGGTCTTAAAGAAACGATTAACGCCCTGCGCAAGATTGACCCGCAGCTGCAGAAAGACTTTAAGGCTGAAGCGACAGCGATCGCACAGCCAGCAATACAAGCTGCAAAACTTGCTTACAGCCAGTTTCCATTGTCAGGCATGGCGCGCAAATGGTCTGATCGAGGCCGCAAGATATTCCCGTTTACTATCTCGGGCGCACAGTCTGGCGTAAAGATGCGCTTTGACACTCGACGCAACGCTGTCGGCGTGATCCTGATTGAGCAAAAGAACGCAGCGACGGCAGTGTTTGAGGGTGCAGGCCGTAAAGACACAAACCGTTTAGGCACTTCACTTGACTCGGTCAGCTCTGAGCGCGGTTTTGCAATGGCGATGCCGGGTAGGACTCGACTAATCGGCCCAGCGGTCTATAAAGCTCGACGCGGTATTGAGTCCGAAATGGAAAAGATGGTGCTCAAGACCATCAACGAAATACAGAAAGACCTGAACTAATGGCACTGTCTATCCCCATCATCAGCGAGTTTCAAGGCGGCGGCGTTGACAAAGCCATCAAACAGTTTCAGCAGCTCGACGGCGTAGGCGCAAAGACAGGATTCGCACTTAAAAAAGCGTTTCTGCCTGCCACTGCCGCGCTCGGTGCATTGACGGCTGGCATCGGTCTAGCCACTAACGCAGCAATGGAAGATGAGGCTGCACAGCTTGAGTTGGCTCGCCAGTTACGCGTAACGACACAAGCCACAGATGCCCAGATCAAAGCGGTCGAGCAGTCCATTAGCGCGTTTAGTAAGCAGACCGCTATGGCTGACGATCAGCTGCGCCCAGCGTTGGCAAATCTTGTGCGCGCTACAGGCTCGCTTGAGTTGTCTCAAAAGGCAATGGCGGTCACTGCTGACCTGGCTACAGCCAAAAACATTGACATGGAGTCTGCCAGCGTCGCGGTCTCTAAAGCTCTTAACGGCCAAGTAGCTGCGCTTATCAAATTAGACCCATCGCTTAAAGGTGTGATTACATCAACATCGACTGCCGATGAAATTATGCAGGCACTTAACGGCTCGGTGGGCGGAGCGGCTGAAACCTTTGCCAATAGTGCTGAAGGCGGTCTAAAGAACTTCGGAATCCAAATGGACGAATTAAAGGAAGGAATTGGCGCTGCATTTATTCCTGTCATGGAGAAACTGCTGCCCTATGTGCTGGACTTTACGACATTCCTGCAAGACAACACCAAGGCGCTGCTCATTGTTATCGGCGCTGTTGCAGCAATGACAGCAGCCATAGTGACAGCCAATGTCGCGATGAAGGCATACAACGCGTTCCAGTTAGTCGTTACGGCTGGCAACGCTGTGCTGGCAGGATCATTTACCACCGTTTCGCTATCGGCTGGTGTGCTCGCTAAAGGCTTAGGCGTCGTGATGATTACCCTTGCCGCGCTCTACGAGCTGTACCGCGAAGGCCCTCAAGCCATTGCAGAGTTCATGCTGCCGTTTAAGCAGTTTGCTGTCGGCGTGTACAACTCGGTGAAGGTAGTTGCCAACGGCATCAACCAAATTATTAACGCCGCAATCATCGGACTTAATCAACTGATTAACGCGCTCAATGTCATACCGGGTGTCAGCATTGACCTCATCCCACTTGTGCCAATGCTGGAATACACAGCACTGCCAGAACTAGACACGCCAGCTGCTCGAGGCTCAGGCTTTGCGCGTGAAGGCGGCACAGGCTCTATTGGCTCCAGCCCTATGGCAATGATTGAGTCGGCGTTAGTAGCACCGACCCCAGCTGCTGGCGGCGGCGGTAAGTCCTCAAGCGTCCTCGATCTAAGCAAGAACTATGCAGGCAACATGGGCGGGAACTACGGCATCACAGGCAACGCTGGCGACTTCTCCAGCCTCTTCGATCAGTTTATGGTAGAGCGCGGCACACCGATCACAGTAAATGTCAACGGCGGTCTAGCCACATCAGCAGACATCGGTCGCGCTGTAGTGAACAGCATTAAAGCCATGAACCGAGTGGACGGCCCAGCACAAATACAGGTCGCCTAATGGCTACCACGATCGTCCAGTCAGGGTCTTACGATCTCAAGATCGCTACAGGCTTCCTCATTGACGCGTTCACGCTTGACGACCCAGTCAAGGGCTTGCTGGACTCCACCGAGTTCGTCCTAGACGGCACGACAGAACTGGCATCAGTAATTGACGGCGCTACAGGCATCAGCGTGTTCCGTGGACGCAGAGACATCGGCGACCAGTTCACTGCTGGAACGATGAGCTTTGATCTAAACGACACATTCACAGGCGGCATCTTTAACCCGTTCGATACACAGTCACCGTATTACGACACCGATCAGGCTGTGCCGGGTCTAGCGCCTATGCGTAAGGTTGTGCTCACGCGTGAAGGCGAGGAACTGTTCAACGGCTACATCGTCGACTACTCGTATAACTTTAATTTGGGCGGTCTTGATACCGTCAGTGTGTCCTGCGCTGATGACTTTTATCTGCTGAGCCAGACCTACCTAAACGAGTGGAATGTCAGCGAGCAACTTGCCAGCGCTCGACTAGTTGAACTGCTAGCCCTGCCTGAGGTAAATGCGTTCCAATTGCCAGGGGAGCAGAACATTGAGACATCGACGATCACCCTTGGCGGCGCGTCTGCCTACACCGTCCCGAATGGCACATCGGTCGCTGCCTACACAGCAAAGATCAACGAGTCTGTGCAGGGACGCATCTTTATTGCCCGTGACGGCGTATTTACATTCCAAGACCGCATCGGTAACACGCTTTCAGCGTCAGTAGCGGACTTCCACGATGACGGCACAGCCATCCCTTACGACAATGTGGGCATCTCGTTTGAGGCTAATCAAGTAATCAACCGCGCCTCAGTAACCCACGCTGGCGCAGCAAGCCCAGAGATCGCCGAGGACTTAACCTCGCAGGCCACCTACTTCATTCAGACCACAGCCATTGGCGATGCGCTAGTCCACGACAACACGGCAGCCCTAGCCCTTGCCGAGTACCTACTCGTAGGCCAGCCTGAGGCGCGCTACACCAATGTGTCCACCCCGTTTGCATCCCTAACCGATGCCCAGCGCGACACTGTGGCAGTCCTCGAGATCGGCAACACCGTCACCATTGAAAAGTCTTTTACCAGCGGCAACACGATTACATCGCTGGCACAAGAACTAGCCATTGAGGGCATCCAGCACGAAATCGACTTGTCAACAGGCCACAGGATCACCCTGTTCACTAGCCCTACCACGCTGGTCTATGAGCTGATATTGGATGATCTGGTATATGGCACAATCGACACAGAAAATGTCTTAGGATAAGGAGCACTTATGGCAATACAAGACTTCGTAGCAGGGCAAGTATTAACAGCAGCCCAAATGGACTCGTTGCAGGCCAACGACTACAACTGGACTGTCAGCAACAAAACAGCGTCCTACACGCTTGTGGCAGCAGACAAAGGCACTCGCATCGTAATGAGCAGTGCCGGGGCAACCACGATCACCGTGAACACTTCGCTCTTCGCAGCTGGCGACACACTTTTCATTCAGAACATTGGTGCTGGCACTTGCACGATTACGGCTGGCACAGCAACGGTTACGACCGCTGGCTCTTTAGCGTTGGCACAATGGGGGGGTGGCACGCTTTATTTTACTAGTGCTAGTGCTGCTATTTTTTTTAGCGGTGGCGGTGTCAGTTATGGAGCAGCATCGGGCGGATCGTCGTCAAGCATTACGGTTGGTGGCATAAATTACACTCTGCTTACTTTTACAAGTAGCGGAACACTTACTGTCACAAAGTCAGGCATTTTTGATGTCGCAGTTATTGGTGGTGGCGGTGGTGGCGGTAGGCGCGATGACTTGGTCGTATCAACTGGCGGCGGTGGCGCAGGCGGCCTAACGATTACTACGCTTTATTTAACGGCTAACGCCACTTTGACGGTCGGCGCTAAAGGTGCGGGCGCACCGACTCAGGGCGGCGGCTCAAAGGGCAGCAGGTCTGGCATCATTACAACAATCGGCGAGTTAGTCGTCGGTGGTGGCGGTGCAGGAAACGGCGGAACTAACGCCGATGGAGCTTCAGGTGGTGGACAAAGCGCAACATTGTCTGGCGGCCTAGCAATTTTTGGTGCACAAGGTAAAGCAGGCGGCGCAGGCCCAGCAGGTATTCAGCGTGGCGCAGGCGGTGGTGGCGGTTACGCAGCAGTAGGTGCTAGCACCTCAACTACTACTGGTGGTGCTGGTGGTGCTGGTTATGACATCAGCGCATTCATCGCAGGTTCATCGACTTTCGTATCGGCTGGTGGCGGTGGTGCTGGTGCAACTGGCGGTGCAGCCGGGTCAACAGGTGCAGGCGCAGGCGGCGTAAACACAACAGCAGGCGGCAATGCCACGACTTACGGTTCAGGAGGTGGCGGTTCAGAAAACGCCACAGGCGGTAACGGTCAAGACGGCGTTATTTATGTGAGGTTCAGATAATGAAAACTTATGCAGCAGAAGTAAGTACAGGAATTGTAAGCGAAATTATTGTCGGCGATTATGTTTGGGCCAACGAAAACCTTGACGGCGAATGGGTTGACTGCACCGACAACGGCGAACTAATTGCTGGCATTGGTTACATTTACGACGCTACAACGGGAACATTTACACCACCGCCTGATCCTGAGGCGTAATGAAATGGCAATACCTACTCGGCTGCACAATCCTTGTAGCGGTAGTGGCATGGGGCTGTAGTGGATGCTCAAGCACAAGAGTCAACATTGAGCCAAATAGGTGCTTTACGCGGACGGCTTGCGATGTCGCCAGAGGATAAACACGCACGACTAATCCTGATCGTTGGCATCACACTCTCGATCAGTTTTGCCGCCATCGTGCTCGGCTTCGTGTACGGCCTACTGTTCGTCAACCAGCCACTTGAGCAAGCCCCCAACGACGCAGCCTTCATCGACCTACTCTCGACCGTTGTCGTGTTCCTCACTGGATCACTCGGCGGCCTATTAGCATCTAACGGAATGAAAAAAGCCAAACAGACAGGGGCAACAAATGAAAGCCAGTGATAAAGCAATGATCTCGACCTACATCAACAGTGCCATTGCAGCAGCAGTAGCGCTCTACATGTCAGGCAACACCGACCCGAACGACCTACTAGGTGCAGCAATTGCAGCTGTAGCACCACTATTCATCGGCTATGTCAACCCGAAAAACAAGGCTTATGGCATCGGCAAAAACCCCGAAGCCTAAAGCACCGACGCTCACTGTCGTTCCAGACAAACTCGAGCGCCACTATCACAAGTTGGTAATGCCGTCAACGCTTGCCCATGTAACCCCGGGTGAACTACCAGCAGGCTTGCTCGTCGATGTCAAGCCATACGGCAAACTGCACCCACTAGCAGCTGACGCATACATGGCGTTACG